ACCAAGATACAAAAACTATAAGTGAAAGTTATGTTGCCGAGGCCGTATCATTTACACGAAATACAATCACCTATACTCCTAAAGACAAAAAAGAAGAAGATAAGGTTAAAAAATCTAAAGTTGGTATAGTTGTTCACCAAGAGTATCATATTCCTGATGCTAGCAAACTTAGCCATGACTATGTTAATAGAGCGATGGCTAGTATGAAAGCCTCACCTCATCCAGATTTAAGTAAGTTCAAAGAACATCCAGATGTTCATTTACATGGTGCTGAACACGACACAAGTAAAGTAAACCATTCAGAAGAAAACGAAAAGACATATCAGAAACATATGGCCGCAGCAAAAGCTATACATACAACTCATGGCCATAAAATGTATGATGCCATTCATCCAAAACATAGTGGTGAAACCGGTCATTTATCAACATATATAAATCATACTGTAAGGACGGATGAAGTTCCTAATGTTAAGGGTTTTAAAGAACATTTACAACGTCAGCATGAAAAGGTTATTGTTAAAGCAAAATCGGATAAAGGCAAGGCCGAAAAATCTAAACAACGTGATGATGAACTCTCTCATGTTGAAAAGAATAAAGGCCATTATGAGAATCTATTGGCATCACACCATCATTTACATCAAGCCAAAAACGCTTTGGTTAATTCGTTAGAGACACATGAAGGTCGTTATCATCACCACATCGATGGTAAGAAGTCTAAACCTGAGGGGTTTGTTGTGAACCATACACATAATGGTAAAGAAGAACCAACTAAATTGGTTAATCGTGCTGAGTTTGCTAAACAAAATTTATTAAAGGTAAGGAAATAAAAATGTCAATCCAATTACAAATATATCTTGAAAGAGCCGGTATTATTACCGAAGCAACCAAATCTCAAAAAGAAAAAATAGAAGATTTCATAAAACGTTTGGAAGCGGAAGATGAAAAAAATGAAGATAATGATGACGAAGATGATGAATTTCCAGATGACGAAAATGATTATTATGGCCATCCTGAAAATGAACATAAATCAATGTTTGAGTCGACCAAAAGGGATACAACTGCAGCTAAATCTCATGTAAAGGCCGATGGAAAAATAACTTCCAATTCAAAAGGAGTTTTACATGAATTGTTGGTGGGGTATCATTTGCGTGGTAAAAAACACATGGAGAAACACGCAGATAAACAAGGTGATAGTCCAAAACAAGTGCATGATAAAATTAAATCACAACTTCATCCAGATGAGTATAAAAAACTACATGATAAAGCTAAATCTGCAGCGGATGACATTAAAAAACATATAGAAAAATCTGGTCATAAAATCCACGATGTGCATTGGACTTCAAAACCAGGTGACACAGAAAGGTCTACTGGTATAAAAGCTGGTCAAAAAGAAGATGCTTCTGACATTGTTATTCATTCACATAAGGGCACTAGAAAAAAATATCATGGTGTTAGTTTAAAAGTTACTGACAATACTAATAAACACATTACTGCTTCCAATCCAGGCCTAAAAGCAAACTATAGTGCCGAACACATTGTTCATGAACATAGAAAAAAGATTGCTGAAAAATACCCTGAACTGGCAAATACAAAAAATAAAAAAGAACGTTCTGCAATGATGAAAGCAAATTCAGAAATGAAAGAACACGTTAAAGCCGCAAATAAAGAAACCGCTACTAAAATAGCAGAACACACACATCATGTATTAAGCACAGGTTCAAAACATGATTTAGTTGCTCATATTAAAACTCATGTGTTACAAACTAATAAAACTCCAATGCAACATCTTGGACATGAACATATTAGACATACAACATATAATGCTCCAAAAAAAGAAGGTAGTGGATTAAAACACGAAACAATAGTTCCTAGTGAACATTGGAACGATAAATTACACGACCATAAAAATATTACTGTTGAGCATAAAGGAACTACACTACATTTTAAACACAAAGGTGTAACTTTTGCCACACATAGAATGAGACCTAGTTCCGTTAGTGATCCAGAAACTTCTTTCAAAGGTGATGGAAAGGCTCACGGAGATTAATGAAATCCTTTTTAGAGATTATTGAAGAATCAAAAAAAGGTGAAAAGCACGCCGTGATAACCTTTGGTCGGATGAATCCTCCAACCACAGGTCACTTAAAGGTCATTGATAAAGTAAAAGAAATTGCAAATAATGTTGGTGGTTCACACCACGTTATCGTATCACATTCACAAGATACCAAGAAAAATCCATTGAGTGGTGAACAAAAGGTCAAGCATCTAAAGAGATATTCACCTGGTACCAATGTTGAATCTTCCTCTAAAGAAGAACCATCCATTTTTCATCATGCAGCCAAACTATACAAAAAAGGTGTAACTCACCTTCATGTTGTGGTTGGTTCTGACCGTGTAAAAGAATTCCGTGATTCTATAAACAAATATAATGGTATATCTGGTAAACACGGACACTATAAGTTCCACAAGATAACAGTTCATTCTGCTGGCCAAAGAGATCCTGATGCTGAAGGTTCTGAAGGTATGTCTGGTACAAAAATGAGAGAGCACGCCAAGAATAAGAATTTTGGTGAGTTCCGTAAAGGTGTTCCTGCTCATGTATCTGATGCTCACACCAAAGAATTGATGCACGATACTCGTAAGGGTATGGGGTTACATGAATCGGATGACCATGGTAGATTTAAAGCAATCTTCATAACTGGTGGACCTGGTTCTGGTAAAGATATTATCATTCGTGAAGCCATTCCATCCACTAAGATTGTAGAGTTGAACCTTATTCAAGCCAGAGATTACTTGGCCGACAAACAAAAGTTATCTGAGAAAACCAGTGATTATCGTAGAGAAGCAATTCGTAATCGTGGTCCACTCATCATTAATGGTCCAGCAGACGATAACGAAAAGATTACATATATCAAAGAAGAACTGGAAGAACTTGGTTATGAAACCATGATGGTGTTTGTTAATACCTCAGATGAAACCAGTAAAGAGAGAAACTCTTTGTTGTCTAGGATGATGGTTGAATCGGTCAGACATGATAAGTGGGTAAAATCACAACAAGTTGCCAAACAGTATGAAGAAATATATGAAAGCTTCAATGTGTTTGATAATACAGGTGATTTGGAGAGTAAAGAGTTTGATATACATGAGATATACCAAACATCAAAAGAATTTTTAGCCAAAATGGTTAGGAATGAGTCAGCCGATGAGTGGCTAATTAAAAACAATAAATTAGACATTAATTATACAATAAATAGGTTATTTGAGGACAAAACAAATGATAAAAAGACTAATAGATTTCTTAACATTAAAGCCACGCCAAGTCTCAGAGCCAGTATGGCCGTTCCCGCAGACAACCGACCAAGTGACGCCAACGGAGACAACATCAAGTGGGGAGACAATAAAAGAAACAGTAACTATATCACCAGAACCTATTCCGAGTCCAGAAGTAGTCGTTTCGAAAGTAGTGAGCCAACAATTAAAATCGGCCCCACCGCCAAAGAAATCAACTTCAGCAAAGACAAGGAAACCAAGAAATTAAAGAAGTTTGGTGACAGGTCAGGTAGAGAGCCTCAAGTAACTAAACCTAGTGGTATAGGTTCGGAGTGGAATACAAGAACAAATGGTACTGGTTTAACTGGTGGTGCTGGATTAGGTAATCAAACATATAGTGAGAGTGAATATTATAGTAACGCCAGTCCAGCTAGTATAACCTTTCCATCTGGTGGTTCAGTAAATCCTTTGAGTAGTGAATATGAACCAAAGAAGAAGGGTTTTAAAAAGTTTAGAAAAGAAGCAATCGATAGTCCATTAGAAGCAAGTTCCATGGCCATGACTGGTTTAGGTAATTCTACCAGCAAGGAATCTTGGGCTGATACAACCAAAGATGATATTGTTTTAAGAGACAAGAAGAAGAAAAAAATAAAAGAGAATTATGTTAAAGAATTGGAAAAAGGTTTAACTAAACTGGATAGTCACAGTTATGAGTCTATTGATAAATTGATGCAATCTATATCAAAAAAACATGGAATTACTGGTAAAATATTACATGATGA